AGCTTACGGGTGTACTTCCCAGAACGTGACGCAGCATAACCGCCCAAAGCAGCAGCAATAGCAGGAGCAATAAACGGCATGATATATATATGAAAAGCGCTTGAATGTGAATGAGAGCAAGAGTAAAAAAATGAAACCAACCAACCAACCAAGGAGCGCCGCAGGCAAGTCGACCAAGGGGTTAGGTGCTTCCCCGCAAAATCAACCAAGGAGCGCCGCAGGCACGTGCGGGTTCAGGGGTTCAGGAGGAGGAATTATTAAAAATAGACATCCACGAGTCAACCAAACATGTGCTTACATAAGCCCGCGCGGCGTCTGAGCGCACAAGCCCACGCGGCGCCTGAGCGTACCGATCGTGTCAAATTTCACACGATTGGAGTGGGTGGCCATTTCCAGTATTACGGCCACCCACTCCACTCCAGCCAACCTCATAAAAACATGTCAAGACAATCCAGAGCAAAGCACTGGCAATTCACCCTCAATAACTACACGGAAGATGAGTGCGAACGAATTGACGCCATGGGAACGGACCCAGCGGTCTCTTATCTTATCTACGGAAAGGAAGTTGGCGCCTCTGGAACTCCTCATCTACAGGGTCATGTGTCTTTCGTCACGGACACCCGGTTTAACCAAGTTAAGAATCGGCTTGCTGAACGAGCTCATCTCGAAGTGGTACGTCTTCTTGGGTCTCACATTGAGTACTGTAAAAAAGATGGGGCTTATCGAGAGTTTGGCACACCACCTAAAACAGCGCTGGCCAAAAACGGTCAGCGTGGAGAACTCGTTGAATTTAGATCCACCGTCGCTGAAGGTGTATTCAACAGTCCTGAACTCCGTGAGAAACATCCTAATGTTATGGCACGATACCCCCATTTCGCAAGACAAATTGTCCGAGATCTATTTCCCAAAAGTGATCCCCCCGATCTGCCCCTTCGAGCTTGGCAACAACGTCTGGTGGAAATCGCAGATGGAGAACCAGATCCCCGAAAAATATACTTCGTGGTTGATCCCAGAGGCAACTGTGGGAAAACATTCCTGGGAAAATTTCTACAAAGAACACGTGAAGCGGTTCAAATTGTCCGAGCAGGAAAAGTAGCTGATATGGCATATCAATATGTCGAGAGAACAAAAATATTAATTGTGGATGTACCACGAAGCAAAGGAGAGCATTTACAATATTCATTCCTGGAATGTGTTAAAGATGGATTATTATTCTCGACTAAGTATGAATCTGTTATGAAACAGTTCGATCCACCACATGTATTTGTATTTATGAATGAGGAACCTGATCCGAAAGCATTAAGTGCAGACAGATACCATTATATTAACCCGATTTAGGCTCACGATAATAATTAATAATTTTCGTAGTTTCACTAAATCCATCTCCTAATCCTCTTCCAGCACCATCTAAGGGCGAAGCCATCCAGAAAACAAAATAAATTTGTTCAAAAGGTTGTGACGCAGTCGCATCAAATGTCACTGATCTCCCAAGCTTAACATAAATGTCCATTTCTTTAAAAGAATCTTTATTCTCAGAAGCTTCAACAACCGTACCTCCGGGTTGTGCACCCAATAAAAACTTTCCACGTCTATGCACACGGTACTTGTCTAAGTTAATTGCTGCATGACTCCATTCCAACCCCGTCTTGCCAGTCGCATCGGCATTCCATGCACGACTGTCATCATATTCCCTAAAGAAATCAGGGGAAGTAGTAGATACGTCTTCGTCCCCTTTCGCACTAATAACTGCCCAATTAAGGAACGCGTTATACTTGTTCAAATTTCGGCAAGCAAATTGTATACGAATTCCTGATATAACAACAGAATCTCTCAAACGCTCATTGATGCCTGGACCATTAAAGATCTCAATACATGCAGTAGCATTAAGGAACTGGTTAGTCTTAGCGATAACATTCGCAGGTTTAACGACAGTAGTCTTTGCAGTTGCATAATTACGCGGAAGCGCGAAAGCTCTCCTGGCAGCAAGTTTAGCTCTACCCTTCGTCATTCTACGGGGTCTACGACGCGTAGCAACATAACGACTCTTTGAAGCATAACGTCTACGAGTACCCCTAAGCTTACGGGTGTACTTCCCAGAACGTGACGCAGCATAACCGCCCAAAGCAGCAGCAATAGCAGGAGCAATAAACGGCATGATATATATATGAAAAGCG